CCAACCCCCTCTACCGGGAAGAAACTGAACGCGACCCAGAACCCAAGCCAAGGCTGGTCTGGACGCATATGAGCGTAGAGCAACAAAAGAAAACGAATCAGCCATACACCAGCAAACACTAGGTGCGGCTTGCCTTGAATTCCCAAAAATTACACCCCTAGTTGTTTGTGGGCCTATTTATTTTTTCTTGACGTTTTTGCTTTTTCTTTTGACTTACTGGTTAGGTCACCAAAATGAAAAAGCTTTTGGCTTGTTTTCGTGTGTCCCTTGTTCGTGTGCAATTCCCCATTGGGCATCTTGTGCATGTTTCCACGCCAAATAGTTCCATCTTTCAGGTAGTGGTTTACGCCCTTAGCCATTTACTTCCTGTGCTTTTTAGTTTTTTTGGAAATGCTTTTCGGCTGCTTAGAAAACTGCTTTCCTTTTTTTGTATCTTCACGTTTTTTTGCAGTAGTTCTGTTGTACTCCTCTGCGGACAAGGCCATAATCGCACCCTTTGGCAGGTACCGCTCATTGGTTTCCCCGCTGGGCTTACCGCTCTTGGTTTGCCACTCCTGCTTGGTCCAGCGGTCCAAACTTTTCTGGCTTTTTTTCTTAGCCATTTAGTTTTTGTAACCCCCGCCTTTTGACTTGTATTCCTTGGCAAGCAACTGCGCCTTGCGGGCAGACCACTGCCCAGCCTTGCCGCCCTTTGTGCCCGCCTTGATTTTGGTAAAAAGCTTTTTTCTCATCGCTGGCTTTGTGTAGTTACCAGCCTCATTAACTTTTGATTTTGCTTTTCGTTTTTTAGTAGTAGGCATTAGTCCCACTTCGCATTCGGATCATTCATTTTTTCTTCTAGGTCAATGATCTCGCGTTCGAGCCAAGCAAGGCCTTCGACCTTGCCTACCATCTGTCGGTACTGTTCGATGTTCGCGCACGATCCAACAGACATTGCGTCAGCAAGCTCATTCATTTCGTGTCTGATTTTTTTCCTTAATACACCGAGTATGCTATCAGCCACCTGTTACTCCCCCTTTAGTTGATCCATTGCGTATTTATAACCTTCTGCTTCGAGCTTCTCTTGCTCAATGCTTGTTTTTGCTTCTAGTTCCGCCTGCTCAAGAGAAAGCCCTGCCATGTCTACCATTTTGTCAGTCTGTAGCTGCTCCATTTTAATCTGAGCATCAACGGCATCCTTCTGCTGCTTGGCGGCAAGCTTCTGCTGTTCAAGGCCAATCTTCGCAGAATCGGCTTGCGCCTTTCGCTGAACATCCTGCTCACGCAGTGCAATCTCGCGCTCGCGCTGTTGAATGATTGGATCTTGCTGGTTTCGAGCCTGTTCTTCAGCCTGTGCCTGCTGCTGCTTCTTGCCCAATAGCTGGTCCGCCGCGTCAGCGATAAGAGTGCTGAGACGTTTTTCTACATCTGCGGGCAACGGATCACCCATTGGCGGCAACGGAACCCCAAGCTCCCCTTCAATCTGATCCCTTAGCTGGAACCCGAGATGCTCCCTGATATGTGCATCGATTGACGCCATGACGGCGCCTCCCATTGGGGAGTTCTGTGTGTCTTGGGCAATCTGTGGGTCATTTCGCAACACCATGTGAACACGAATGTGCGCCTCATGGTCTTGATACTCAAAAGCCTTAATCGGCTTAAGCATCAGCATGTTCTGATTTTCTGTAACCGGATCTTCAGGCTTAATGTCTTCTGGATTCGGTACAATTTCATCAGCGTTAGGAATGCCGATAAGCTCCATCATCTGCCTGTGTAGTACGGGCATGTCGTACAGGTCTGGAGCCTGTGCAGCCAACTGCAACGCTGCTTGATACTGCATGATCCTTTGCGACAACGTCGAAGCATTGGGATCTGATACCGGAATGACATCTACTCGGTCATTAAAGTCTTCTGCCTTAATGCCCTCACCCTCTTCCGTTTCGTATGGATAAGAAGGTGATGTGTGGTCACGAATAATTCTTGTAAGAATTTTAAATTCTTTCTTTAGGCTCGCGTGGATTCGGGCCTGAATAGCGGACTGCACCTTCATGGCTCGCTCAAGGATTGCAAGCGTGGTGCCCACGGGGGCGTCCTGCCTCATGTCATCAATCTTTACGTCAGCCATCGACGCAAACCTGCGACCTTCCTCCACGATGTTGCCGAGGAGTTGATAAAGAACTCCTGACGGCTCCTTGTACGGTAGGAATGTGATGTTGTCCCTGATCACACCACCGGGTACATCCACATCGCGAAACTCTCCGGGCATAATCGGGGTGTCGTCACCCTTGATTCGTAGCCCGCGAGTCTTTAGTCCACCCGGAAGATTCGACAGTGTTCCTGCATCCACAAGCTGGCGAAGCAGGCTGGTTGCGGACTTTGCTAGTCCGCCAATCATATGGATTAGCCCAAGGTTGTAAAACCCAATTCCGGGCACATACCCATAGTCAACAAAATGATGAATCTTTTTCCGCATGGGGTCGCTTTCTTCCCAGTTGCGGTATATCGAAAGAATCTTGTTGGTGGACTTATCAATTGTAATTACATACGGCAGTGCAATTCCATCTGGGGACTCAAAACCGGGTAGATCGTAATCAACATGCATCTCAAGGAGTTGGTGGCGATCATCGTCCTGCCCGGAAAATGACACACCAGATATTTCATCGTATTTGTCTTTTATTACGTCTACCGAGTGTTCTGGGTCTCCCAAATCAATGTCACGATAAAAACCGCTAACCTGAAGCTTGCGAATGTGGTTCGAGCTTCTAGTCATTACATGGGTGTAACGCTCCGCACTGTCTAGCGAGCTTTCATCATAAGAGATGACGAAGTCTTCCGCTGGCACAAACATGGAGCATGGACGACCCATCGTTGGGTCATAGTAAATCTTCCTGAATGCGGCACCAGAAAGTGGCAAGCTAAACAAAAGTTTTTCTGTTTCGGCCCGATACTCAGTCATCACTTCAAGGAGTTGATAATTCATGTACTCCTTGACTCGCTCCGCCTGAGCGATTGTATCCGGTGTTGTCACACCCCATATGTGCGACTTAACTGGACCCCTAGCTGGAAATATTTCTTGAATGGTTTGAGCCTGAAATCGCACAACGGACTCAGACAAGAGTGGGTGGAATACCCCGCAAGCTCCCGCCCATGGTGTAGTCCTATCTTCCATCTCTAATCCGAGCAGGTCGAGGCCCTCTTTGTATGACTCTTCCCACTGCTTGCGGCTCGACTTGTCTTCCTGATACATGGAAACAAGCTTGGACGCGCAAAGCCTTAGATCATTTTCTTCAATGGACTCGGCAAGGTTAGCATCAAAAGAAATTTCTTCTCCATCGAAGAAATTCATCCCGCCGCTGAAATCAATTGTGATGCCTCCGTCGTCGTCTTCAACAACAATGACACCCTCATCTTCCATATCCGGCATCCCAAGATCGATTTCTAGTTCTTCAGGGAGCCTACCCTCTTCTGGAAACATACTTTCAGTTAAGAAAATGTTTTCAATCAGGCTTTTATCTACGGCCATAACAAACTACCTATTATTTATTTTTTAAATACTGATTGAGCTGACGGGCACTGGCAAAACTTCTGGGTTGACCAGCTTCTAATGCGCCCCTGACCCGTGGGTACACTGGGGTTGGTTTGCCAACGATGTCCAACATGTTCTCGCCAAATACTACATAATACCTTTCGGGATCTTCTATAGCTTGGCTAAAGTAATTTGGATCAACCTTAACACCTGAGACCCCTCGGCTACGAAGCAGACTTTCAAGGCCACCCTTAGTAGAGAGGTCAGCCCAGTTACGAAAACCTCTTTCCCTTGCCAAGTTTCTCACCCTCTCTGCGACTGCACGAACTTCTTGGTCAGCAGAGCCTATACGCCTCAAGTCATCGAAGCTCATAGTCTCTGGGATCTCCAACTCTTCATAGATCTTTTGAAGCCCTTTGGGCTGCGACGCTATGTCTCTTGAGTGATACTCAATAAACGACGATTCGGGAGCCCTGATGTTGACATCGTAGATATAACCAAGTGGTTTATCTGCATCTATCATGTCTGCCCGCTCTACTGTGGGTACCGAACGGAGACCCGAATTGGCTGCGTAAGCTTCTGCCGTTTTCCTTCGATCAGTTAGATACTGACCAACACCATAAAGACCACCTCTTGAAGGCCTTCTGAATTTTCTAAAAAGATTGGGCGACCCATGGTAGAGATTTTCTACAAGGGACTTGATTCCCCGCCCAGTAGCCTCACCACCAACTCGAACTGTAGTTCCTGAAATAAACGGGGCCATGCCGAGACCAGAAAGGATAGCTGTAAGCGCATCCCTCTTTCTGATAGCATCAACAAAAGATGCTGCGTCAACAGCAGTGCTAACACCGGGAGTCAGGCTGGCACCTAAAAGAGCCGCTGTACCACCAACGCCTTGTGGGGTTACAAGGCGATCAAGCAAGTCCCTTTCAGTGGTTGCCATTAGTAATACGCTGCCCTTCGGTGCCGGAAGAACTCTTCTTCTCTCTCGTCACTATTGATAGTAATAAATCCACCCTGACGGAATCGAAGCAGCGCCTGCGTGCCAGAGTCCACCAAGTCGTCGTGGTCTCCAGCAGGAAACGATGCGAACTGTTCCATCACTTCGTCTGCCCACCGCGTCTTGGGTGCCCAAACGAGTCCCGATGAAAATAGGTCGGATACTGCATTTACGCGAGCAACTTTATCCCTGCCTCTACTCGGTGTGTACTCACTAACAGGGATACCCATCCTGCGAAGCTCAAAAATCAGGGGAGAACCAGACGCCTTCGCTTCTACAATGAATGCATCGGGTTCAAATTCTTTGTACATATCATAAGCACGAACCTTTAGATCTGGAAACTCAAGTCGTTCTTGGAGTGCGTCTAGCAATATAATGTTCGAGTTTCCGTCATCATCATAGAACACACCCCAAGTTGTGCAAGCACTGTAGTCAGACGTTTCCTTTGCAAGAAACGCAGTGTCCCATGACTGAATAACAAATTCGCAAGCAGGTGGAGATGTTGCGTCCCACTCCCTCCACCATTCGCGTTTGATCAGAGCCCCCTCCTCCGAGGTAGGGTCTTGCTGGTACTGCGCTGACCACTTTGACACTGGAAGCTCAGACTTCAGCGCTTCTAGTTGATCGATCGGCCAGAATCCGGGCCATAGTGGCTTACCACTGGGCAGTATTGCAGGAAGTTCTATGACCTCCCACTCGTCAGAGCCACCACGCTGGATGGATGATTTTAAAATTTGTCCCGTAAGGTCTTTTTTGGACCACCTCGTCATCACAACACAGATACTTCCTCCCGGCTGCAGTCTCTGTCGTGGACCAGATGTGTACCACTCGTAGGTTTTGTCGTAAATCGACGGATCGTTGAGTGCGGCCTCTTGTTCGGAGTGAGGATCATCAATGATCAGGATGTCTGCGCCCTTACCAGTGACTGCACCGCCGACACCAATAGCAAAATAATCTCCATTCTTGTTTGTACTCCACCGGCCTGCAGCCTTGGAGTCAGATGCAAGCGACACATCTTCAAAAACACCCTGATAATCTTCAGACCCAACAAGGTTTCTGACCTTTCTGCCGAAACCAACGGCTAATTCTGCGGTGTGCGCCGTCTGAATCACCTTACGGTCGGGATACTTGCCTAGATACCACGCCGGAAAGAGGTGGGAGGCAAACTCCGACTTGGTATGCCGGGGCGGCATATTGACAATCAGTCGCTTTAGCTCCCCACTGGCAATTCTGTTAAAGGCATCAGCCATTACACGATGGTGATCACCCTCAATGAAGGCTGGCCACACATGCTTAACAAACTTTAGGAAGTCTTCGTGGGAGTCTTTTTTTGTTTTTGCGGACTCAAGCTCGTCGAGCAACCGCATGATCTCCATTTTTTCATCTTCGGGCAGCGTATGGAGCCTAGACTTAAGTGTTGCAATATCGATTTGCATATCAAACCTTGTATGGAATCTTGCTTACTATGCACCAATATACAATTTCATCTTGTGAAAACTCACCAAGTTCTGCATAATCCATGACAATTCGGCTAAGATCGTAGAAAATCTGACTTTCTCTGCCGAACCCACTGCCTGTCAGGTAATCTTCTAGGATGTCAGAGGCAGACCTGCCCGTGTACCTGACCTTGCCATTACCGTGTGGCGCATACAATCGACGTATAAGCGACCTTGTGCCCCTCATGGATGCCGTAGCATCTCTGTAGGCGACGACGGCCTTCTCAACGGCTTCTACGGCCTCAGAGAGTATTATGGTGGGTGCCTCTGCGTCAGTCGGGGGCGCAGTCTCGTTGTTCGCGCCAGCATTCTTCATTGAGCCACCTCTGGTGATACTGATCGGCCAAATCTAATCTGTCGATCATTCCGCGCTTTGAAAAGAATGTCTTGATTCCTTTCGCATGCTGCTCGGTGTGGCACTCCCGGCACAATGGGACTAGGTGGTCACTGGTACCACCAGCGCCCCTCGACCTCATATGTGCTGGATCACTAGGGCCATCCCTCTTACAGGCCGCACACGACAGCGTTCGTATCCATTCAGCCTTGGGTCCAAACTGTCGCTCCTTCCGTTCCCTCTGCTTTTCTCTTTTTGACTTAAGCATCTGCACTACCTTCACGAACCATAACCATGCGAACCTTCGGATGACTGGATGGTGTGTTGTAG